TGCTACTGCTCCTAACGTGCAAGGGTGGCAAGTACATCAAGAACATATGTTCCATGTTTTCCAAGGTAATTTGGGTGCTTTCAACTTAAACGCTATTAATCCTACAGCTAGTACAGTTGACAACATCCACCGCACTACTGTACCATCACGATACATGTACGATCTTATGATCAACAATATCATGGCCAGAATCAACGACTCTTACCTATTTACTAATGATTTACGTTCATCACATGATGAGATTCTTACTAAATTAGGAAGCTCTTCATCTGGATACATTCCTTCAGGTGGTACTGCTACCCTCGCTCCGGTTTACATAGATCCTACTCTCTATGAGGATATGCCCATCGTCTTGAATAGACAGTACTCCGAGCCTACTTATAAGAAGCAATTTAACGTGGTCGCTAGGAACACTGGTGTACATGGAGTTCCGGACATAGAAGTTGTGCCTAGATGTCAATGGGTAGCAAGTAATAACAATCAACGTGTGGCACTTTTCCCTCTTTACACAGGTTACATCGCTGAACAGCGTACGAACATTTTACTAGAGATGAGTAGAACGGATTCTACTTCCTACTGCTTTGACGCGAGAGTGAAACCCACTAATTCTTTCATTTCAGCTAATGAATGGGCTAAAGTTCCTGTACCTTTTGCCGCTGTTAGACATGGGTGGACGAACGTGATTCCTTTCTCGGTAGACAATTTTGAAAGAGAATTTTCAGGCACAGATGTAAATCCATACCAGGAACTACCATACTTTGAAGCATTATTTAGTGCTTGTGCGTCTATAAATCAGTCTAACGTTCACCGCATTGCTATATCATTAGCTTCCATCTTGACTATTTATACTTTCGATCAAAGTTTAGGTACTTACGTTCCTATAATTCCAGGTATCCCTACTATTTACGGAAGACCTACTGGTGAAGTTATATCTATGAACTTCTGGACGATGAGGAACATGAACGAATACGCTGATTTACAGCCAGCAGACGTTAACGCGACTTCTGTCCTGCCTGCTTTCAACCCAAATACCGGAGTAGTTAACCCTTCTTCTGCTCACAGAGTGAAGGTCAGTCCTAATACAGTTAATTATAATAATAGTTCTGTACCTACTCACGTCGTGGTTATGCATCAGCATATTCCTAGCATGCAAATAAATGGTGCCAATAATGCTACCGCTCACCCAGTCTACTTATACGTGCCGATAAGAAATGGTCTTTTAGTAGGACAGCCTGTTCAAGGAGTTCTCTATACAGAAGCTTATCAACAAAAAGTTGCACAATGGAACTTAAATGTTCATAATCCTCAATCTTCAGCTAATGATGTGTTTGGAGTAACCGCTTACCCTTTAGTCACACAATCTCTTATGCATAGAAGTCGAGTATTAGGTTTTCCATTAGCAAACCAATTTGATACATCTTATCAAACGGCGTTCGCGAACATCTTGTCGACCTATTATGCTCCTGTTATTGGATGGGCTTCTTTAACTGCAGATTTACCTCACATGTACTTCTGTGCAAGCTGGAATACTAACACTCTACTCTCAGGAACATCCATGAATAATCATGCTAGATGGACTAGATACGTTCAAGAATTCGATTCTGATACCGACAGACTCGGAATTCTTGCCATCCGTGAAGTTACGTTCGCAATTGATGATTTCAGCGATTACGAATTTAAGAACACTTCAGAACCGCTCATCGACCCTAATAACGATGCGATGGTAATTGACTATTCCTATCGACCCGGCGGTTATACAATGGAGAAAAGCACCGTTACCGCAACAGAACAGGGTGAAGGCTTACAGCACGATTTAGAGAATAAAGCAAATATTTCTTCTACTGATGTGATGGATACGAACGCTAACGTCGACAGTTCCCCTCTAACATCTGGATCTAAGGAGACATTAAGAATGGACGAAGCTGAAGATACTCATTTGAGTGCGAAGATAGCTTCCAACACTAAAAATATGTCTACTCCTGATTCGAATCCTCAGTATATTAACACTGTTAGTAAAACGAATGCTCCTAACTCAACACACTCCTCATCAGATATCACAGATGAAGTGAATACTAATATAGGAGATACGAAGAAAAAGAACACTAACAGTGACGACGACGACGATTTACAGGATTAATTAATTAATTAGTTAAGTAACTCATAAAATGATCGTTTGGACAGATGGAAAAGAACGAGTCGATAACGCTAATCTTGAAAAAGATGTGCCTAGACTCGTTTCTCTGTCCGGCTTCCCGATAGAAGTAACAAAATTAGAAGAGGAAATAAACTCGGAGAAAATCGTTACTAAAGTTCGCCAAGCCGGATTTGAGGTTTATGATACCACGTTTGCTATATATAATGAAGCGAAATGGGGTAAGCCTCGTCTGATTGATAATTCTGACATTGTAAGAGGATATCCTATGTATAGTGGAGATACTCTTGAAGATAAGCTGAATGATGTTCGCCATACTTGGTCTGCAATCATTAAAGTAGGCGAGAAGTTAATGGAAGTTGTAAAATCTAAAATTCCTCATATTTTCAATGATGAAGATGATGACGTTGGCAAACTCAGTATTCAAAGGACAGAGTATTATGGCCGACATATCGACTCCCCTTTTGATGATTACGCACTAAGAGAACCTCATGATGGGTACCTTAAAGTACTAGATTTCGTGTTGGACGATATCGTAGATCATATTAAGAGAGAGGGGTTTAACAGAGATCAATTCTTTATGTCTACTATAGATGCCCAAGAAACCGCTCCTGGTGGTCCTACTTTTGCAGGAACTGATATCGTTAGAATTAACAATGGTTTAGAAAACATTGAAATTAATTATCACGGTAAGAGGCTACTTGCTCTTCAAGCACAACCTGTTCCAGATTATACCCGGTCACCTGAATCATATCTCGATTTGATATACGAATGGGGTTACTCTCTAGGTTTACCTCAGG